AATAGATGCATTTGCCGCAACTTTCTGCCAAAGCCGCAGCCTCTGCTTCTGCATATCAGAGAGCATCTCGTTGATTACAAACGAAGTCTCATCAAACGTCATCTGCACTTTGGGCAGAGGTGTGAAGACGTCATAGACATTCAGAGTTTCTCTTGGTAACGCGAGCTTGAATCCGGTCAATATCGATTTGAAGTCATTGACAACAAGCACTCTATCTTGTAGTAATGACTTCTCCATCCAGCGATTGAGCTTCTTAACTGATTGCTCGATATCGTAAATTGACCTACCGGCACCGACATGATAAAGAGGGAAGATACTACTACTATTCGGAGTTTTCACCCCAGCAGCAACCGGCAGCATCTTTCTGTCGTACAGCGCACAGAAATAGCTAATAATATCATCAGTACGGGCCATTATTATGTTAAGAAATGTTTCTTGTCGGTCTGTCTTTTGCCGCCAGTGCGAAGCTTATCGACAAGTTCTGCCTTATCGTCTGGTGTTCTCATATACCCATATGGGTCGTTATTCTGCAGCTGATGTAATGCCATATCACGCTGCAATGCTTTAGCGTTCTTTTTTCTGAACTCACGCCAATCGCCACCGCGAATACGAATACTTTGGTCTGTTCCTAGCAAAGTGATATGCGTGTCGTGGCTGTCGCACAACGGGCATTTCGTCAGCTTTTGTAATTTCTTCTTTGGCGGAAATACAATGCTGTGCGAAACCTCAAAGACGATTTCTGATTGCTCGTCGTCAGTAAGCGGCCTGCCCACTTCTTTCTCACGAGCAGCCACACAATCATTACAAATATAGTTATATCGCGGCATTATCGCCCCATTATTCTTTTGCCTTGTCGAGCCCAATTACCATAACTGACTCGCCGGGTACTGCCGCCAAAATGTTGATGTAGCGGGTCAATACGATACGTGCCTTGCCGTACGCCGGATACAACCCATCCAAATTACAGATGAACTGTTTCGGATTGAATCTGACCACGTTGCCGACAACGAAAGCAGATCGCATGTCTTCTGGAACAAGTGGCCCGATACCAACAATGATGCCGATAGTCGGCTCCTCGTCCGGAACGAAAATGGTGCTTTCTTTCTTCGCTGTGATTGGTGCAATCGCAACAAAGTCATTTCCGACCAAAATCGGAGTTACTTGATATTTGTCTTTCTTCGGCTGGATCATCTCAATAACGGAAGAGAAAGATCGAGCCAACAGAGCGTCTTCAGCCATGATTTTTTCGGGGGTTAGTGGACTTCGGAGATTCCCATTCTCTTATAAAATACGTTAGTAGTAATAGGGATGAACTTTGGCCCATTACGATTCTTGGCTATCCATAGCCTAATTATTGCTGGTTCCATTCTGTATTCATCCTCAGTCTGATTTAGACTAACAACATAATCGACTGGCATCGCCTTGCCGAAGCTTTCTGCTGCTTTATCTAAATCAATATGTACTGCTTCTGCTGGTTTGCCGTTTGCGCCTTGTGCTCCGCCACCGTTTTTCACACCGCCACGATTAGTTTGCGTTGCAGAATAGACTAGAACCTTTTCGTTCTTTGCCAAGCCTCGCATCTCTGTGGCGACACTCTTTTGTCTGGTGTAATCGCCTTCGTCATTATTATGACTGTGACGGCTATTCATCAATTCGAGATAGTCCAAGACAACAACCTTGGGCACCCATCCCTTTGTCTTGCGATTGGTTTCTATAATTCCATATATATCATTCACACTACATTCGTCTGGCGGCAACTCATAAATAACCAACTCACCAAACTGTCCTCGCTTGCTTTGAATTCTATTGCGAACGGTTGTTTGGTTATCGCGAATCGACTGCTGCTGTTCTGTTGGTAGCGAGTCAATATTTGCTCGTGTGAATGCGCCGATCTCTGTCATCGACATACAGCTTGCGAGTCTTATAGCCGTCTTGTATGTCGATAATTCAAATGTTACGAACAGAACGTTGTGGCCCTCCAACATAGCAGCATGTGCCATGTTGATTAGCGTTAGTGTCTTGCCAACACCTGTGGGAGCCAAAATAATAAGCACTTCTCCAGTCGACGGGCCACCCTCATTCAGGTTGGCATCTAGTCCTGGGAACCCAGTGCCGATATGTTCTATTGCAGTATCGGCAAATATTTCATCAATCTGATCAAAAAACCAAAACCCTTGGTTTCCGACCATACTAATGCTGGATGCTGAATCAACTATCTTGCGTAAAAACTCATGATCTCCGCGCTGATGTGCGGCTATAGCTTCATCAGAATAGAGCTGCTCGTATGATTTGTGTTCTACCCAGTCACGCAATGACTGTCGTAAAAATGGCGCTTCTCGCGGGTCCGATGCCCGATCGACTACAGACAAAATCTCTTGATGCGGGTCGTCTGCTGTCAGTAATTTAGCTATTCTATCATGTAATAATGCTCGTGTTGGCAAAACACCAAACTTATCAAAGTCTTGTTTCAAGAACCCGATTACATATTTCACTTCTGGTCGAGTAAACAAGTCCATAGTAATAAACTTGGACGTCGGAACAAATAACTCCGGAAAGTCTAATAAAAGAGATATGATACCCGATTCCATATTCGGACCAAACGGCGTATCGACAGTACCAGAATCTTGCTCTGACTGTAGAGCCTCAATCATTAGGTCAGTCCTTGTCGCAAACGTTGCAAAGCGGCTAATTGATTTTGCAAATTTGCAATACACGAATCAAGTGCTTGCTCATATCCAATCAGATCTTCTTCATAGAATTTAATTGGTAGAGCACGCTGACCAGTTACTCTATCGCCGATAGTTTGAACAGCTGATGGCTGCTTTAGTGATGTGGCAAGCGTATAAACAATCTTACCGCTCGGTTGATATGCAATCCCCTTAATAATATAAGCTTCCAAGAAGCCTAAGGCAGCTGATTCTGCTAGGTATACTGTCTGCCCAATACTATATATCGGTGCTACTGCCATTATTCTTCCTCATCAAAATTCGATTCTTCTGCCTCCGTATCTTTGGTGTCGTCATCTTCAATAGGGCCAGTAATCTGGCCTGCTTCCATGAGGCGATATGTTTCGTCGTAGACTGCTTTGAATAACTCTTGATCAGACCCTAATATTTCGGCGAGCTTCTCCTTACCAACGGCAATCTTACGATCACCAAAATAGTAATTGGAACCTCTAAGAGTGATAACAGACGTTTCAACAGCACCACTTATCAATGCTTGTGCCTTATTGAAGCCATAAATGCCACTCTTCGCACCAAAATGGATTTCAAGTGAAGCAGATCTAAATGGTGGTGCTACTTTGTTTTTAGCGACCTTCACTTTAGTTGTCATGCCGTAAGGCAAGTTGGCGGATCGTAGTGTTTCAGCCCTACGCACTTCAAGACGCATCGACGAATAGAATTTCAGTGCCCTACCGCCAGGTGTTATTTCGGGATGCATGTAACTCGGCCCGACTTGACCGATTTTATCTCTGAGTTGATTAATAAATATAACTGTCGTACCCGTCTTAAGGCATATGCCCGCTAATTTGCGCATACCCTTAGACATCAACCGGGCTTGTGCACCGATCTGCTTATCTCTAATGTCGCCGTCCAATTCCTCTTGTGGCACAAGCGCCGCTACAGAGTCAACAACAACTAACTTGACGATCCCAGACGTAGCGAGTGCCTGGACGATATCTAGAGCCTGCTCACCACTATCTGGCTGAGACAACAACCATTTCTTCACATCGACGCCGATATGTGTTGCCCAATCATAATCAAGAGCATGTTCTGCGTCGACGTACGCCGTTAGCTTGCCTTGTTGCTGGAAACTCGCCACAATCTGTAAGGCTAACGTTGTCTTGCCGCTTGATTCAGTACCGTATATTTCTATAATCCTACCATCTGGTATACCACGACAACCGAGAGCAATATCTAAGTTAGCTAAACCAGTAGATGTTGATTTTGTAGGTTTAATAGATGCTGCACCACCCCATTGTACTGAATCGCCAAATTTCTTTTCAAGATCGGCAATCATATCGTCGAAGTCGATCAACTTGCCAGATTGCTCTGCTTCAAGTTGGGCATCGGATTTAACTGATGGTTTCTTCTTTGCCATTATTTCTTCTACCTTTGTAACAGATATCCGTCAAGCAATCAATGATTTGTTGGCGGTCGTGTGTGCAGGCTTTCCTAATGTCATTTAATGGAATACGTATGAGAGTATCATCTTTGGCTAATAGAGCATCACCATCAATAATTCCTACGACACTCCACCTGCCATGTGGGCTAGGAGAATATCCCGGCCTAGTAGATAGGTACTTAACTCGCTTAATAGTCAATAACTCAACTTGATCAAGTTGTTGAACTATTGGCTTGGGTTCCTCTGGTAAGTAATGGGAACTATCCATCTGTCGTCCAAGCAAAGATTTATACAGGAGACGTTTTATGAACAGCAACGAAAGACTGCTAACCGAAGCCATCCAGACATATCTACAACACAAAGTACAACTAGGCATACCAGATCCGCCCAAAGATTTGGCTGATGCTGATGCCAAATCGTTGCAATATTTGCACGAACAAGTCAATGATTTGTTTGAGCTAAAATCGGTGGACTTAGTTTGCCATGAAGGTGTCTGTAGAGCCTTCCGTAAAGTTCATAATTACAAATATATTACCGACCCATTGTTCGAGAAGGCTATGATGCAAGAGATGCAATCACAGGGCATCTGTGGTGTCGAACAAGAAAAAGCTATTGGTATCCTCAATACCATCAAGGAAGAAGTTAGCGAAGGTGATGGGTGGCGTGAACAAGATGCCGGATATCATCCGGACATGGAAGGTATAATTGCTGTTAGTAAGCCAGGACAATCACCAGGGAGTGCAGAATGAAATTAGTGCTTCTAAACGAAGGTGATTTCATGCGGGCTTTACAACATGCCTCTGGCGCTTCCTATGGCCGCAAATCTCTATTGGGTCTAAGCACTAAAGACGTCAAGCCAGAGAATGGAGAAGACTTTGGCTCAAGAGTTGCTGGTTTTACATCTCAACCAACGGGCGTTCCGCGAAAGCCAAGACACCGCAAATTCTTGGGTGTCTCGACAAGGCAGTTTAGCCTCACGCCCCCAGGTATCTAGAGAAGTCCAGAACCATTGCATTTCGGGCACGGGATTACTTCCGTTTGGCTCTTTGCTATCTGACCATCGCCCTTACATAATGGGCAACGATGCAGGTCGTAACCCTCCACGAAGAAGTGATCCGTAGACGCTTGCTGTTTGAATCTACGTTGCAGTTCTGCATCGGTCATCGTTTTAGCGATTCTGACTCGCGTCGTCCCAAGCCCATCTTGTCTTATTGCCGGAATTGCTAAAGGCGTACCGTGTCTACCTTCAGCTAATTCCATCTTCACAAGCCCATCTCTAGCACCTTCTGGTAATTGATCACTGAGTTGTGTTGGGTCATATGCGTCATGTCTTTCGACATTCTTACCACCGATAGATCCTGATACACCAGAAACACGATGCTGCATTACATTATCAACTACAGATGATGGCAGTATACCGTCTTCTCTTGAACCTTGTAACTCTACTGCGACTTGAGACTCAGCTATTGTTTGTTTTGGTGCCTGTGTCGGTGTCGTTGTGGTTTGTGCTATAGCTAAAGAACCTTGTGGAACAACAGTCATACCTAACTTGGCAGCTTGTGCAAGAAACTCTTGCATTTGTATATCATACTGTGACTTCCACTTGAGATATGCAGTTTTAGCTGCTTTCGGAGTTATGTCGTCGGCGTGCTCGTCACAAACCTTGACCGTGACTTTCTGATCATCGACGGTCACAACAAATTCGGTGTTGAGATCCTTATCAGAGCCACATATTATGCAACTATTGTTCTGCATCTGTTCATCTCTATCTTGCGATCGTATTTAAATTCCTGTTATTTAAATACACGAACAAGACGGAAATTATTATGGCAAAGATCAATGTTATATCTGTCGACTTAGGCGACCCGATTGAAAAGATCATTGCCGAGGACGTTCGACAATTAAGCGAAGAAACGCTCGAAAACATCAAGGCAGCAGCAAACGACAAAATAAGAGGTCCAATTAGGACCGACCCTGAGACTTTAGCTACTGAA